TCATTCCTTTTACCAACTTTGTACTAGCTCTGTTGGCTGTTGAAGTCACTATACCACTCATTGACCTAGAGACTATGATGCCTGTACTTATGGGTATGCTTGGTCTTGGCGCTATGCGCTCTTATGAAAAAACCAAGGGCGTATCGAGGGAAAAGTAAATGGCGTACTACGTAGGAACACAACAGTTTCCTAGTATCTACGATGCCGTTAGGTACTTAGCAGCTAATCCTCAACCAGGAGTTAGTATTACGTCTGAGCCTGTACAAAGTAAGCCTGCGCCTACAACAAAATCAGGAATGTTTACTGGTACAACTAGTGACCCAACTAAAACACAACCTGGTGAAACTGGACCGTTTGATCCAAGCGGCGGACCTGTAGGAGGAACAACAGAAGAAACAGGGACTGACACTCCTGCTCCTGCTCCTGCGCCTGCACCTGTACCAGAACCAGAGCCTGAACCTGAGCCTGAAGGTGTAACTACGTTTACATTCTTTAGAGGTGTCGAAACAGGTGATGCTAATCCTAATGCGTTGTATGCAAGAGGTGACGCTACTCAAGTAACTGAAGCTGAACTACGTGAGTACTTCAACGACGAAGGCTCTAGAATGCTTCAGCAAGCCTTCGGTGACTTTGATAACTATCTTGCTTATATGACTGAGCGAGAAGAGTTGATTCAAGCTGGTGACTATGATGTAGGTAACTGGGACGAATACACTGGTTCACTAACTGAAGATGAGTTGATGATTCTTGAAGGCGAGGATCTTACTCAATACACCGATGATGACCAAGACGTTTATACGGAAGCCTATGGTCAGCGAATGCAGGAGCAATCTTCTGCTTATGATCGCTGGGTCAACTCTGAAGAAAACCAAGCGTTACTAGCTAAGTACGGTGTCGGTTCTACAATCTACAACCAAGATGGCGACAAGTACGAGTGGAACGGCTCTGCTTATGTAAAGACTTACAAAGTAGACGACCATATGAGTTTTGGTGATTACCTAAAGTTAGGTATTCAGATAGCTGCTGGTGCTGCTCTTGGTGGTGCAGGAGTTGGTTCTACTGTTTCTTCAGCACTGGGCTTAAGTGGTACAACAGCTGCTGCTGTTTCTGCTGCTGTTAATTCAGTTCTTTCACAAGCAACAACCAGTATTTTAAGAGGCGAAGGTGTAGACATAAGTCTCGAAAGCATTATTCAGTCTGCTATTACTGGAGGAATACTAGACACTGACGTTGCACAAGAAGCACTCCAAGCATTAGAAACAGGTAGTGAGTTTGCTGACGCTGTTATTCAAGCTGGTGTTATTAACGCAGCAACACAGCTAGTCACAAGTGGTGAACTTGATGCTGAGCAGCTTGCACAAGCTATGCTTCAGGCAGGTCTTTCGGACCAGTTTAGTGAGTACTTAGAAAGTCTAGAGGACATGGCAGGATCAACTGTTGACCAGCTTGAAGAGTTCTTTAGAGGTTGGGTTCCTGACGTAAGTGTTATTGAAGACTTTTTGTCACAAATAGAAACTGGCTTGAATGCTGACATTTCTGACTTCCGTGAACAGTTTGAAACTATTGTGGAAGGCGTTGGAGATGTTGTAGAAGAAATAGACGAAGACGAACTAGAGTACAGAATAGGTGAAGGTTACGTTGATCCTGGTTCGTACGATTACTACACCGACGTAGACGGCAATAGAATTTTAAGCCAAGACGTTGATGTAACTTATGATCCAAACGACGGTACTTATAAAGACGCTGACGGTAACGTATATGAATTAGGCGGAACTGCAGTAGTAAATAATGACGGCACTATTGATTATTACGACGGTTACATTGAAGACGGTGCTTCTATTATTGCAACAGGAGAAGTTCAGTTAGGTCAGGACGGTATTTATGATTCTGACGGTAATCTTGCTTATTATCAAGACGAAGGTCAGTGGTACGACGCTGAAGGTAATATTGTAGATGACCCTGCTCTTGTAGACCAACTAGTAGGTTTAACTGAAGGCCAGGTTCCTTATGATCCTAGACAGCCTTCAGATACTGATTTTCAAACTGCTATTGATAATGCAGTAGAACAACAAGACATTGGTTCCATTGTCGATCACATGACAAGTATTGGAACAGGAGTAGACGCTAACGGATTCTTTAGTCTTTCTGATTCAGACCAAGAAGTATTGATGGGTTTGTTTGGTGTATCAACTCAAGAAGAGTTAATTGAAGCGTTAGCTCAATCAGGATACACAATACATACTGACGGCACTCAGGTATTAATAGATTTTAACTACGACAGAAGTGAAGAGTACGGTCAAATTAATGACGTAGACGAATCTGGCAACATTATTGGTGTACGAGACCCTAACGAACCAACAGAAATTTTTATAGACCCTGACTACGATCCTCCTGAAGAAGCGCCTGAGCCAGAACCAGAGCCTGAAACAGGTGGCGGAGGTGGTGGTGGTGCCTCTACTACTGCTCCTCCTGACGATGACGACCCACTAGCTGACACTGTTCCTACTGCTGACGACACAGCTGAAGAAATACAGAAGGAACAAGCAAGGGCTGCTGCAGAGGAAGCACAAAAAGAGCAAACAGCAGAAAGACAACAGAAAGAAACTCAAGCAGCAGAGCAACAACAGAAGGACGCAGACGCTGCAGCCGAACGTGCTGCTAAGGACGCTGCTGCTGAAGCTGCTAAGGACGCCGCTGAGCGTTCCGACAAGGAAACTGCCGAAGAAGCTGAGAAGGAAGCTGCCGCAGAAACACAACAGAAAGAGCAACAGGCTGCAGAGGAAGCACAGAAGGAAGCTACTGCTGAGACTGAGCAGAAGGAAGCTGAAGCTGCTGAACGCGCTGACAAGGAAGCTCAAGCAGAGACTCAACAAAAAGAAGCTGAGGCTGCTGAGAGAGCGGACAAGGAAGCTCAGGCAGAGACTCAGGAGAAAGAACAACAAGCTGCTGAGGAAGCTAAAAAAGAAGCTCAGGCTGAGACTGAAGAAAAAGAAGCAAGAGAAGCAGAAAAAGTTGAGAAAGAGCGTCAAGCTGAAACTGAAGCAAAAGAAGCTGAGGAAACTGAGAAGGACGCCGAAGAAACTGAAAAGGAACGTCAGGCTGAACAGGAAGCTAAGGACGAAGCTGCTGAACAAGTAGAAAAAGAAGCTCAGGCAGAGACTGAAGAAAAGGAACAACAGGCAGCAGAGCAGGCACAGAAGGACGCTGAGGCTGAGACTCAAGAGAAAGAAGAGCAGGCAGCAGAAGAAGCTCAAAAGGAAGCTCAGGCAGAAACCGAAGAAAAAGAAAGGCAGGCCGCTGAAGAAGCTCAAAAAGATGCTGAAGCTGAGACTGAGGAAAAGGAAGCTCAGGCTGCAGAGCAAGCTCAAAAGGACGCTGAGGCTGAAACTCAGGAAAAGGACGTAGCTGAACAACAGCAAAAAGAAGCAGAAAACCAAGAGAAAGAAACTCAAGCTGAGCAACAAGAGAAAGAAGCTGAGAATCAAGAAAAGGAAGAAGCTGCTGCAGAACAAGCTAACAAAGAAGCCGAAAACCAAACTAAAGAAGAACAAGCAGCTGAGCAAGCTACTAAAGAGGCAGAGACTCAGGAAAAGGAAGAGATAGCAGCTGAGGAAGCTCAGAAGGACGCTGAGCAGACGCAAAAGGAAGCCCAAGCTGAAACTCAGGAAAAAGAAGAGGTAGCTGCTGAGGAAGCTAGAAAGGAAGCTGACGCAGAAACTGAGTCTAAAGATGCAGAAACTGCAGAAAAAGACGCTCAGGCTGAAACCGAAGAAAAGGAAGAAGCTGCTGCAGAAAGAGCAGAGAAGGACGCTCAAGCTGAAACTGAGCAAAAGGAAGAGGCAGAAGAAGCTAGAAAAGAAGAAGCTGAAGAAATAGCCAAGGAAGCTGCCGAAGAACTACAAAAGGAAGAAGCTGAGCAGGCTGAAAAAGATCAACAAGCTGAACAAGACGCTAAGGATCAACAGGCTGCTGAAGAGGCTGACAAGGAAGCCGAAGAACAAGCTAAGGAAGCTCAGGCAGAAACTGAAGATAAGGAAGCTCAGGCAGAAACTGAAGATAAGGAAGCTCAAGCAGAAGCTGAAGATAAAGAAGCTGAAAACCAAGAGAAAGAAGAAGTAGCTGCCGAAGAAGCTGACAAGGACGCTGAAGAGCAACAAAAAGACGCTGAGGAAGCCGCTAAGGACGCTGAAGAGGACGAAAAGGAACAGCAGGCTGCTGAAGAGGCTGGCAAGGAAGCTGAGCAAACTCAGAAGGACGCTGCTGCTGAAACTGTAGAAAAAGAAGAAGTAGCTGCAGAAGAAGCACAGAAAGACGCCGAAGCTGAAACAGCAGAAAAGGAAGCTGAGGACGAAGCTAAAGACGCTGAGGAAGCTGAAAAGGAAGCTGCTGCTGAGACTCAAGAAAAGGAAGAAGCTGCAGCAGAAAGAGCAGAAAAAGAAGCTGCTGCTGAGACTCAGGAAAAGGAAGAAGCAGAACAGGCTAATAAAGAAGCTGCTGAGGAAGCACGTAAGGAAGAAGCAGAGCAGACTCGTAAAGAGGAGGTAGCAGCAGAAGAAGCCGCTAAGGAACAAGCAGCCGAAGAGCAAGCTAAGGAACAGGCTGCTGCTGAAGAAGCCGCTAAGGAACAACAAGCGGCTGAGGAAGCTACCAAAGACGAGAATGCTCAGAAGGACGCAGCTGCTGAAACAGAAGCCAAGGATGCTGAACAAGCGCAGAAAGACGCTGCTGACGAACAGCTAGAGAAGGATCTTGAGTCGTCTGAGCAGGAACGTAAAGACACTGAAACACGTGGTAAGGACACTACAGGAACTGGAGACGGTACAGGAGATGGTACTGGTGCTGGAACTGGTGTAGGAGACGGTACTGGAACTGGCGGTGGTTCAGGTGCTGGAACAGGGACTGGAACTGGTGACGGCTTCGGACCTGGTGTTGGTGGTACAGGAATGATGACAGCAGCGGCACCTCAAAGAACTGACTTCACTCCTTTCATGTCAGGCATTACTTACGAGTTGCCTACTTTGGAAGAAATAGGTCAAGCACCTCAAGTTGACTACGTAGCGTCTTTAGAAGAGACATTAGGTCCAATAGGAATAACAAGCAGTTTGTTTAAGGAATATATCGGATGACATACTTAAACCTTATGAACAACGTGTTACGTAGACTGCGTGAGGAAGAAACCACGTCGGTTACTAGCACTACTTATAACAAGATGGTTGGTGACTTTATTAACGACGCTAAAAAGTTAGTAGAGGAGTCTAACGACTGGTCAGCCTTGAGAAGCACTATTACTGTTTCTACTACGGCTGATGACAATACGTATTCCTTGACGGACTGTGGTGACAACGTAAAAGTTATGTGTGTGGTTAACGACACTAGTAACGTCTTTATGGAGTACCAAAGTAAGGACTGGTTTAACGAGCAACTGTATATTAATAACACTGCTACAGGCGCACCTATGTACTACACGTACAACGGCCTTGACGCCAGCGGTGACACGCAAGTACTCGTAGGTCCAACACCAGACGGTGTGTACAGCTTGCGGTTTGACGTGATTAAGCGACAGGCTGACTTAAGTGCTAACACGGACTCACTGCTAGTACCTTCACAACCTGTGGTACACCTAGCTGTGGCTCTGTTGGCTCGTGAACGTGGAGAAACAGGAGGAACTTCTACTGCTGAGTACTTTGGTATTGCTGATAGGTACTTGTCTGACGCTATCGCAATAGACGCAGCTAAGCATCCAGAAGAGATGTACTTTAGGACTATCTGATATGGCTCAAGAACTAAAGAGTATCAATCTTGTAGCACCAGCGTTCAAAGGTATCAACACCGAAGATTCGCCGTTGGCACAAGATCCGTCGTTTGCTGAAATAGCAGACAACGCTGTGATTGACAAACGTGGTCGTATTGCGGCACGTAAGGGTCATAGTGTTATTACAACTGACAAGACAGCGTTAGGCTCTGGTTCTATTAGAGCTGTAAAGGAGTTTGAAAGAAGTAGTGGTAGCAACGTAGTTCTGTCTGTAGGCAACAACAAGATATTCACAGGTACTACTACGCTTACTGACGCTACACCTGGTAGCTACACGATCACAGCGGACAACTGGAAGATTGTTAATTTTAACGACAAGGCTTACTTGTTTCAAGCTTCTCATGCACCTTTAGTGTACGACGGCACGTCCGTAGTGCGTCTAGACTCAGTCTCTGGTGCTGCTGGTATTGTACAAGGTAACGAAGTTTGTGCCGCTTACGGTCGTCTTTGGGTAACAGGCCTTAGCACCAGTCCTTCTACTGTTTACTGGTCTGACTTATTGATAGGCCATGACTACTCAGGCGGTACTAGTGGGTCCATTGACATATCCAAAGTCTGGCCTGACGGGTACGACGAGATTGTTGCATTAGCTGCACACAACGGCTTCCTTATCATCTTTGGTAAGCATAGCATTGTGGTGTACCAAGGAGCAGAAGCACCAGCAACAATGACGCTGGCTGACACTGTAGCAGGCGTTGGTTGCGTAGACAGGGACACTGTGCAGTACACTGGTACTGACGTGATCTTTTTGTCACACACTGGTTTGAAGAGCTTTGGACGAACAATACAACAGAAGTCCATGCCTGTTAGTAGTCTGTCAGGAAACATTACTAAGGACATCATTAATGCCCTGCAGACAGAAAACACGTTCTTTAGGTCTGCTTATAGTCCTGAAGAAGGTTTTTACTTACTAACTTTTGTAGGTCAGGACAACACCTATTGCTTTGACGTTAGAGGTACAACAGAGAACGGTTCTTACCGTGTTACTCGTTGGCCTTCTACAGGCTTCACAGCCTACACACGTTTAGACAATGGTGACTTTTACATAGGCACGTCCGAAGGCATTAGCGAATACATAGGTTATCAGGACAACGGTTTAGGCTACCGCTTTAAGTACTACAGCCCAAGTTTGACATTTGGTGACAGTTCCAGAGTCAAAATCTTGAAGAAGCTAAAGCCTACACTTGTTGGTGCGAACAACGCAACAGTATTTATGAAGTGGGCGTACGACTTCAAAGGCACGTACGCAACAGCAGAGTTTACGGTAGGAGACCAGATTACTGGTTTCTTCGGTGAGAGTGAGTACACAACTGTGGAATTTACAGGTGGCGCTTTAACCAACCAAAGAAGTTTAAATGCAACAGGCTACGGAACTAGTATTGTTGTAGGTTTAGAAGCAGAGATTGACGGTTCACAGCTGTCACTACAGGAGATCAACGTAATGGCTTTAATGGGTAAATTACTATGAGCGACACATTAAGACAATTATTGGGTTTAGGTGCTTTAGGCGCTGGTGGTTTACTTACAGGTAAAGCTTATCAACGCCTTGGCGACATAGGTGAACAAGCAAGAAGGGAAGCAGGCGACATTGCTACTACTGGTGTAGAGCAAACACGCTTTATGCCCTTCACAGTAACGACAGGAACAGGAGGAGCATTAACTACTACTCCTCAAGGCGGTCTTACTGTAGGTTTGTCTCCAGAGGAACAAGCATTCCAACAGCAGATGTTTGGAGGTGCAGGTCAGTTTTATCAACAGGCTATGCAACCTACGCAGGCACGTGAGCAGGCTGTTTTTGAACGCATTAGGGAAGCACAGCGTCCTGAAGAGGAACGTCAGAGGCTTGCTACTGAAGAGCGTCTAGCGGCACAAGGACGCTTAGGTTTGCGTACGGCGCAGTTCGGAGGCGCTCCTGAGCAGTTTGCTTTGGCTAAGGCTCAGGAAGAAGCACGTAACCAGGCGATGCTAAGTGCAATGCAACAGGCGCAAGCTGAGCAGATGCAGCAGGCACAGCTAGGTGGTCAGTTTATGGGTGCTGGTTATACACCTCAAGCGCAAGCATTGAACGTCCTACAAGCAGGTATGCCAGCTGCACAAATGGCGCAACGTGGTCAGCTGACTGGCGCTGGTTTGTTTGGTGAAGCACAAATGGGTGGACTTGAGGCACTGCTTGGTTCAGGTCTTGGACAAGCTAACCTCTATGGTCAACTAGGTACTGGTCTCCTGTCAGGACTGTTGACACCACAGCAAGTTGGCATGGGTGGCGGTGTTACTGAGATTGTTAACCCACTGTTTGATCTACTAGGTATAGGTTAAGAGGAGAAAACTAATGGCTAGGTTTTCACAAGGATTACTACAGGGTCTTATGCAGCCTGCATTTGGTCAAAACCTGTATGAAGTAGGTAGAGCAGCAGCAGCTGGTCCTTCTATGACTAGAGCGTCACAGCGGATGAAAGAGGAACGTGAGCAAACTCAACGTGGCGTTACTGGTGGTTTGTTTGGTTTGGAACAAGCAGTAGCGGAAGGCCGTGACTACCAAGACGCTCTTGGTTCTCTTGTTGGCTTAGGTGCTACTC